AAGGTGAAATTGATTGAGGATTTTGAAAAGTTCGAGGAAAATATTGCGTTAAAATATAGACAGGCGGGAGTTTCCACTGTCACCGCAGCTTGGATTTCCAAAAAGTTGATCACAGCTCCGAAGGGAAAACCTGAAAAGATATTGATCATCGCCAACAAACTTGATACCGCCGTAGGTATGGCTGATAAAATCAGGTCTTTCCAAGAACAATGGCCTGATTGGTTTGGAGTTAGTTTTTCATCTGATAAAAACTCCCAACGTCACTTTAGATTAACAAATGGTTGTGAAGTAAAAGCTGTTGCAACATCAAAAGACGCACTAAGAGGTTATACTCCGAGTATTCTTGTATTCGACGAGGCTGCATATATTGAAGCTGATGATGATTTCTGGGCTGCTTGTATGGCTTCACTCTCAACGGGTGGTAAAGTTATAGTTATTTCAACACCCAACGGATTTGATCAAATTTATTATTCAATTTACGATCAAGCTTTACGGGGTATGAATGATTTCAAAATATCCGAAATGTATTGGTATAGAGATCCGAGATATACCAAAGACCTTTATTTAGTAAAAACCAAAGATATTGTTCATTATTTGTTGAACAAAGAAGAATATACTGAAGAAGAACACGTAATTAGGTTGGGTGGTGCGGGTTGGGATTTGGATCTTGAATTTGTTATTCAAAAAATCAATGAAGGTTATAAACCTTGTTCTTCTTGGTTTGAAACTATGGTTAAGAAGTTGAAATACGATAGAAGAAAGGTGTCTCAAGAATTGGAGTGTAACTTTCTTGGTTCGGGTGACAATGTCATTGACTCTGGAACTATGGAAAAAATCAAGAAAAATGATATTAAAGAACCCAAAGACAAGATGATGGGAGGGGCGTTATGGGTTTGGGAGGATCCAATATTGGATCACAAATATATTATGGGTGTCGATGTATCAAGGGGGGATTCAGAGGATTTTACAACATTTAATATTGTTGATTTTGACACAAGAGAACAGGTTATTGAATTTTTGGATAAGGTTCCACCTGATATTGCTGCTGAAATTGCCTTAAAATGGGCACAAAGATACAACGCATTTGTGGTTATTGATATAACAGGTGGTATGGGTGTATCAACCGCAAGGAAGATGCAAGAGTTGGGGTATAAAAACCTTTATATTGATGGTCAAGTATCAACTGATATATGGAAATATGATCCAAAAGCGCAAGAGAAAATACCGGGAATTAATTTCAATAACAAAAGGGTTCAGATTATTGCAACTTTTGAAGAATATATTAGACACGGGTTTAAGATAAGATCATCAAGATTATATAATGAATTACTAACTTTTGTTTATATAAACGGAAGACCCGACCATATCAAAGGACAACATGACGACTTAATTATGTCTGTTGCTATGGCTTTATATGTTGGTGAGAGTAGTTTTTCCAAACTCACAAAGGTGACTGAACAAGCAAAAGCGATGATTGATTCTTGGACGGTAAATGAAAGTGTAAAATATAAAACTGACTTTATGAATCCGAGTGTTCCATCGTATTATGGTCAAACAAATAACGATTCCAATCGAAGTTATAATCAGAAAGACGTAGAGAAATATTTATGGCTCTTCGGAGGAATGAGAAGATAATAATATTGTATTTATTGAAAAAACTACTATTTTAATTACTATGGCACAAACTAATCAACAATATACAATTTGGCAACGACTTTCAAGGGTCTTTGGACCAGATTCCACATTGGATCAACAAGTTCCTCAATACAGGTTCGATAAAAAAGAAATTTTAAGAACCAAATCTAAAGGGGAATACGAAAAGGAAAAACTTCAAGCTCAACAGAGTTTGTATTTGGCAAACCAATGGTCAAAGGTTGAAAACAACCTTTATACCCAAGCCGTCTATTATGAACCAACAAGGTTGGCTTCATATTATGACTATGAATCTATGGAGTTTACACCTGAAATATCAGCAGCTTTAGACATTTATGCTGAAGAATCAACAACTCCAAACGAAAATGGATTTATTCTTCAAATATATTCAGAATCCAATAGAATCAAAAGTATTTTGGCTGACTTGTTTAACAACAAGTTGGACATCAATACTAACTTACCTATGTGGACAAGAAACACTTGTAAGTATGGTGATAATTTTCTTTATTTAAAGATTGACCCTGAACAAGGTGTTGTCGGAGCACAACAATTACCAAATATTGAAATCGAAAGATTCGAGAGAGGTATGGTTGTTAATACCGTTGCAATGAATACCGGTGTTGAAAACACTCACTTAACTTTTACTTGGAAAAATAAAAATATAGAATTCAATACGTGGGAGGTTGCTCACTTTAGACTTTTGGGTGACGACTCTAAATTACCCTATGGAACTTCTATGCTAGAAAAAGCAAGAAGAGTATGGAAACAACTTCTGTTGTCCGAAGATGCGATGTTAATCTATAGAACATCAAGAGCACCTGAAAGAAGGGTTTTTAAAGTTTTTGTTGGAAATATGGATGACAAAGATGTGGAAGCGTATGTACAGAGAGTTGCCAACAAATTCAAGAGAGACCAAATTGTGGATCCTAAGAATGGTAATGTGGATATGAGATATAATCAGATGGCGGTAGACCAAGATTATTTTATCCCTGTTCGTGATCCAAACGCACCAAACCCCATTGATACTTTACCGGGTGCTCAAAATCTGAGTGAAATTGCGGATATTGAATATATTCAAAAGAAATTATTGACGGCATTAAGAATTCCAAAAGCATTCCTTGGTTTTGAAGAAGTGGTTGGTGATGGTAAGAATCTTTCTCTTTTGGATATTAGATTCTCAAGAACAATCAATAGAATTCAACAAGCGATGATTCAAGAATTGAATAAAATCGCGATTATTCACCTTTATATCTTGGGATTTGAGGACGAACTTAATAACTTCACTTTGGGTCTAACAAACCCATCAACACAACAAGATATGTTGAAGATTGAACAACTTCAATCTAAAATTGCACTTTACAGAGACGCGGTTACCGATCCTGGAAATGGTATTCAGGCGGTATCCGCTTCTTGGGCTAAGAAACATATTCTTGGATTCAGTGATGAAGAAATTAAGTTGGATATTCAACAACAAAGAATTGAAAAAGCTGTAGCTAAGGAACTTGAGGAAACTCCGAATGTAATTACCAAAACAGGTATATTTGACAATATTGACAAGTTATACGGTAATGGAAAACCAAAGGAAGGAGGTGAAGCGGGTGCTGGTGAGGCAACAACACCTGGTGGTGGAGAAACAACAAGTCCTGATTTAGGTGGTTTTGGTGAATTAGGTGGTGGAACCACAACACCCGAACCCGCGGCTGAAACAGGTGGTGCTGAAGCGGGTGGCGCTGAAACAGAAACTCCCACCGCAGAAGTAACTCCCGAATCCAAGGAAAGAGATGAGAATTTAATCCTTGAAGATAGCATGTTAAACGGTGTTGTTGAACTCAACATTAACAAAGCTAAAAAATCTTTAGAGGAGATTGATCAAAAATTGAACGAGTTACTAAAATCATAATATTTATTTAGTATGAAAACATTAGGAAGTTATATCACCCAACTCGAAAATGAATTGGTGGAAGGTTATAAAAAAGGAACCTTCAAAAGTTCATTTACCAAATTTAAGAATCACGTCTTAAAAAATAAGAACTTAAAAGAGGCAACAAATATATATTACGAATTGTCATCCAAAAAAGGATATGACAAGGAATTTAGTGAAATGTTCCTTAATGAATCAATTAATAGACTCAAAGAATTATACAAGAGAAAAGATATTCAAAAATATTTGTCTGAGGGAGTTAACAATTATGAATCTATTGATAATCTGATATTTTCAACAAATATAGAAAAAAAGGTTCAGACAAAACTTTCTCTGTTGGAAAATCTTCAAAAAAAGGATGAGATAAGTGAAACCATTTATCTTCCTTTATCTATGCAAGTGGATATTGCAAATTCCAAAATCAAACCAATCTTAGAAAGTCTTTCAGAGGAAGAACTTTCATTACTCAAAGAAATGAAGGAATTAACTGAAGGTGATTTGACAAACTTGATTGAGGAAACTAAATCTGAAATTGTTTCTGTATTTGAGAAAAATACTATAGAAGAAGGTAAATTGGATCAGTTGAAATCAAAGTTGGGATCTTATGATAAATCCCATCGTTCATTGTTTGAACTCAGGAAATTTTTGAACGAGATAGTTTAATCCTTTTTAAACTTGTCGTTCACATAGATGGCCTTATTCCTCTTTTCTCTGTTTTTCACTGAATCTTTAATATATTCTTTATTTTCCCAAAGTTTTTTGTGAACTTGGGTCTTATAAACTTTATATTTATAAATTTTCAGAGCGGCCTCTATATTTTTTTTATTTACCTCTACTATTATCATAAGTTGTATTTGTAACGATAAATACAAACGAATTTACGAAATTTTGACAATAACCCTTATTTTTATTATGTTTTTCAAAAAATAAACGTTTTTACATATGAAGGGATTTTATGAAGAAGGGAAAATCAATTAAGATTAATGGATTTAAAGATTTCAAAATAAATTATGGAACGGTAGATTTTAAATCTATGAAATCAATTTATTTGGTCATTCAGGCGTGGGTGGAACCAATAACGGATCTTGAATCGTGGTCATCGGTGGTCAATACATTAAGAAGGGACATAAAACACAAATTATTGGATTCAATAGATCTGAATATATTCAACGGAAGAACAATCGTCGATTTGGATCTCAGAACCTCAGGAATTCAGGAAGGAAAGAGGAGTTTTATGAATTTGGAAATCACATTATTTTTGGATGAATATATTGATTTCAAATCAGAACAATTAAAAAAATCATTAACAACAATCTGTAAATATATTACAAAAAA